CGACTGATCCTTCTATCTTCTGGGTGATCGAGACAGACTCTAGCAAAGAGTCGAGAACGTATCGCAGGAGCACGTCGTTTCCTAAGGGCACCCGAAGGGGGTAACGGAAACCCTAAACCACCAAGATAAGGACTTAGACATAAGGCTAGGTTATATCACTTGGCGTTTTGTAACATAGTTCTTCCATGTTGCTTAAATAGGAATTTCCAACCCAGATCGGGCCGAGGACAACTCTCCAGGAATCCGGAAAGGAGGTTGGATGGATGTAAATCCATACAACCTCTTTTCCGATCCGTCACATCACGAGGGCAACGACCATAACCCCATCCCATATAAATATGGGGAATGCGAGAAGGCTCAAAACCAACCGTAATATCAAACAATTTTGTTTGAACACGGACGGGTTTAAACCGCCACATCTCAGAGTTAATGGTACAATAACGTTGATGAACTAACGTTTTGCCTAGTGATGGTATAAGTCCAAACCAGGACATATACTGATTCCAAGAGTTGAATTCGGACTTTGTTGCTTCGAAAAGACCGTCATCACCATTCAGACGGAACGCCATATCGCGGAGACGAAGTTTCTCAGATCGGCACAGTTCCAAGCAATGCCTAACACCAGTCGCATGTATGATGCAGAGTACTACAAAGGACCAGAATCCGCCCATTAACTGGCCGGAATCCTGTTCTCCATGTAGTACTTCTCCATCATAAATGTGATGACGTGTTAGGGATCGCAATATTGAAAGCCTATGTTCAAAAGGAATTGCGAAGAGTTGACACAACTCTTCACAAACAACTTCGGAATATAGACTTGGAATATGATCTGTTGCCGCCTGGAAATCTGTCGAGATGAGATGATCATTGGGTCCAAACTTACACAAGTTTGCAAACTCATCCATCATCTCAGAGTCGACAGGTTTCCCGGTTAACTGGAACACGGGGTGGAGTTTCATCTTTCTCCAAATCGCTTTCCGATATAGGGACGAGAGATAGTACGGAAAAGCACTACCTTTCGTTATTGTCCGAACCTTAAAAGGTTCAGGCAATCCTATTGGGACACAAGACGAATCTTGTGTCATCGCAAGCGATTTCGAGAAAGACAAAAACTCATCACAATCTTCTCCAGACCAAGGAGATCTAATTTCCTTGGTCCCGAGAGGACCTTCCGAATACCCCATGAGATAATCATAGGGGAAGAACTTATTTTCGGAATACGTGTCCAAGATATGGCCAGCGGCACCACCGTCCCCTTTCTTCCTCTCAAAACAAGCGTTTTGGGATGGGAAGGCACGGGGTAGTCGCTTTTCGAAGTAACCCTCAGAACCTGCAAAGACCTCTCGTACGGTCCTACGAAGCTGAGAAATGACATCATCTTCTGTGACCGAAGTTCCAGAGATGGAAATGTCAGTGGTAACATCCTTGTTCTTTTCTAATCGTTCCAGGGTAGAGAGGACCTCTTGTCGAACCATATAAGATGGTACTTCAAGTGATCCTGCCTTCCCTTGGAATAGAGAGAAAAGAAAACCAAGTTTATAGCCACGTTGACGACGAGAACAAAATCGTTTTCGCCAAAACATTTCATCAGCCATCGTAAGACCATACGAGGGAATCTTGAAGATTCCGGGGAATTTGTGCATATCCTTAGGAGGCGAAGGTAGATCATCGTTTGCCACACCTCGAGCCAACATGACAGCTGTTCGCCATTTTAGATATTTCTCGATTCGGTTAGTTGATTCCAACCATTTCCAAAGGAGGAGATCCCCTTCGGTCATGCGGAATTCAACACCGAATTGAGAATAGATAAAATCGTAAACAGTTATCATGCGTCCGGTCTGGGGATGTGTCATACTTACCCAAGCCAAGCCAGTCGTCAACAATGAACGGGGAGCGAGACTCTTAATACCATCGAGCGGATTTGCCGATGATAAATAAGAGGGGTCTTGCAGGAAACCCACAC